ATGAGTTAGTTCATCGATCGTCGGCTGGAACATTTTGTCCAGATCCGCGATGACCTCAGGTGCCAATTCTTTGGTCACACTGATGGCTTGGGCTATCCTATCCCTCGAAGTATCGGGTATAGGATGAAACGATCTCTGTCCAGCTTTATAAAGCTCATCAGATATCGCTTTAAAGTCCCTGTTTAGTGATTCTAACAGAGGACTAGGTCTTCGATGAGTATTAGTATTCTCAATCGAATCCTCGGCCAGTTTGTAACTAACATCTGGCAAGAGACTCTTTCTATCATTGAGAGTGTAGAAGGAAGATCTCGATGGTACCTTATTGCCCGTCAATGACGAGTGCATTCGGTCCAACAGCGACTGTGCCTCTATATAGGTAACAGTCTCTGAATTTAAGACTTTACGCATGACTTCGCGAAAGTCCGAGCCCATACCTCCAATAGGACGTGGGGCAGAAAGGATTGTTAGTACATCCTCTTCACCAATCTCAGCGTTTTGGATATAACGCCTTAGGGTGGAATCATCTATCCCATGGTAGTAATCCATGCGAGAGGCAATCGTGAGTAGAGACTCTTGTCCATTACGGTCAAGTTTATCTTCACGACGAATGATCTTCTTTTGTTGATATATACCAAAAGGAGATATTAACTTCGAGCACATTTCAGCCACATCTGGGCTGTCTATGCACTTATCTTGGGAAATTTCAACACCAAGATCTCTCATGAAAGTTTTATACTTTCGAGCAGTATCATCGTGCCAAATGACAATGTCATCGCCGATGACCCTACATGGGAGTCTATTTAAATTAATATCCTCCCATTCACGCCCGGTTGCGGATTTATACGCAATCGCTGCGACCATTCCATTTGTGAATGAACACAATGGAAATGAGGGCTCAGTACCTTGAGGGGTACCTGCGCCATATTGTACAAACGTTTTGTTGTACTGATATTTACCATGGCATATAACGTCCATGATATCAATATCATAGGTCCTAATAAGGCCCTTATCCCTAAGGTTCTCGAGAACAAGTCTCTGTAGACCTTCATAGGGTAGTCTGTCTGTGAAATTCTTCATATCAATAGAATGATAGAATAGGATATAATTCCTTTCTACCTTCATGTGATTATGTATGAATTCCACTGTAAGTTCATGGGAATCAACACCCTGAACTTTCCAAGAGGAATTTAATTCCTTTAGCTTCTTACCCAGCGGCGCACTAGCGCACGCTAGTAGAAGGTTCGGAACGGCTACAACTCGAAGTTTGTGGCCGGGTTCGTTAATGGTCGCGATGTATCCTATGGATAATTCATCCGACAATGGCTCATCAAGTGAGACTTTCCCTTGATGTACCTCCGCTCCTGTTACTACAGACGAGATAAAGGAGTCGGGATCCCGATTTATTATATTATAAATACGTGGATCTTTTAGCGACCAGCCAATATTAAAGGCTGCAATCTCACTTCTCGGAACAGCCATATTTCGGCTTTCGAGATTTACAAAGGAACGTTTATTAACGTTACCAAAGACACTAATAAGTGGCTTATATTCT